TTCGTTAATCTTTTCTTTAACACGATTAACTTGATTAACCAAGGCTCTATCAACAACTTTGCCAGTTTCACGCAATCCGTAAGTTTCTTTACCAGTTGCATCTACATAAGCATCAAAGTTTTTAAGAATAGTATCGTTTCTTTGAGCTTTACCTTCAAGCAATGGTTTGCCAATGTCAGGAAAGTTTTTAGGAGTTTCAGCTTCAAATGCTTGTTGACCTAATTCTCTTGTTACCTCACCTTTAGAAAATTGCATAGGCACTCTGAGATTCCTGCCTAATTGAATTCTTTGCATTACTTCAGGCACTTCGGCAGCACCTACACCTGACATTGCAGGTGCTTCACGCTCACGCAGTAGTTCTGCAATTCTAGTAGGGGCAGTTTTAACGGATTGAGTTGCTTGATCAAATGATGGTAAATTACCACGAACCATTGGTGTTGTAGCTCTACTAGCTTGTGTTGTTGCTCTAGCAGCAGTACCAATAGTTGGCACATAAGCTGGTATTTTGGCAACATTTAATGCTTCACCAAGGCTTTCAATTGCACCTTGAGATACTGGAGATGTAGGCTCATAAGTGAATCTTTGAGCTAATTCAGGGCGATCAACACGCTGATTAGTACCTTGAGCAATGTTTTCAGCAATACCAGCACCAACACCAATAAAAGGTGCAGCCATACCTGATACAACAGTAGCTGGCACTTCATACAATGCTTTAACATAATCAGTCATTGTTCTAGGTGCTTGTTGTGGTTGTGGATTTACAGCATTAGGGCGAGAACCTACAACAGTAGGTACATCAGTATTAATGATGTTACCTCTGTCAGCACTAGATATACCTAAATAGGCATCAGGATCAAATTCACTTACAGCCTGTTGACTAGGTGCTTTTTGTGCAAGATAACGATCAGGGTCAAACGCCATATTATCTTCCTAAACGCTGTTTAATTTGTGCAGAGCGAGCATCATTTGGGTTTGAATTAGCCCAATTTAACGCTTCTTGGTCTTGTGGTGATAATTTTGAATCTTGTTGAGCTTTAATAGACTTAGCACCAGTTGGCCCAGCTTGAATCTCAAGAGCTTTGATAGCCAAATCTCTAGCTTCTTGCTTTTGCTTAATAACTTTATTGCTATCACCAATTTGCGGAAAGTATTTCTTTTCTTCGTTAGCAAATTCTGATGGGGAAATAGCAGCACCTGATTCTTTACGCAAAACAGCAGAAATAAAGTTTCTTCTAGCTTGATCGGTTTTTTGTTGGTCTGCACTAGATAAAAAGTTTAATGCTGAATATGATTTTGATTCTAAGTTTTCACCAACCAAAGGAATTGCACCTAAAGTACCTGATACAACATTTCTGATACCACCAGTAGTTGTAGTGCCTGATTTTTCAATGTCTTTAAGTATATTGTTGGCTTCTGCGGCTCTCATACCAAAAGCAGTAGCGTTTGATTGAGTTTCTGTCATTGGTTTGCCACCAACTAAAGGTTGACCTTGTTGCCCCATTACAGGTCTTGCTTGACCAGTTCTTGTATCAACCAAATAAGTTCCATCTTCTCTTTCAACCACTTGACCAGCTTGTGATTTAGGAATTGTCTGTAATACCTTTGTTGGATCTTTAGGGTCAAGAAATTGAATAGATGTGCCAGTATCAACTTGCAATGGTGCTCTAAACTTTTCTGCACCACTAGCAATAGTTTCATATTTACCTGAACTAGGATTGAAGCGTACAAACTGTTCACCTTCACCAAGTTTCTGTGGTTTAGTCATTTCACCAATTGTTTGAGCACCCAACGCTTGAACCATAGGGCTTCTTGAGCCTAATGCAATACTTAGTGCTTTATTGTAATCAGGGCCTGTAGCTGGTGTTACATTCATAGATGGGCCAACTTCTTCAGCAGAATATGTAACTGATTCAGGCTTGCCTTGCAAGGCACTCATGTATTGACCAATATCTCTAACGCCTTCTTCTCTGAGAGCTTTAGCTAACTCAACTTGCTTACGGTCTGCTTCTTCAGATAATTGTTTGCCTTTGTAGGCAGAATAAATATTGGCAATGCCTTGCAATGGGCTTGCACCAACATAGCGACCACTAACCATTTGACCTTGTAGGTTGTCTGTCATGCCTTTTTGCAATAGCAATCTAGCCAAATCTCTTTGGCGTGTAATGTCTTGCATTTCAGGTAGGATTTGCTCTGCCATATTATTCTCCGTAATTTCCCCAACCAAACATACCTGTGTTGTAACCACTCATCATATTGCTTGGATTGCTACCCAATTTTCTAATTTCTTGGTTTTGTGCGGTAGATAACATAGAATTATCTTTACGCAAAGCTTTAGCTAAATCCATAGGATTCATGCCACCGCTCTGTTGACCACCAAGAGCTTGGTTAGATAGTTGATTTCCCTGTTGCATCATTTGTTGAATCATTTGTTGCTGTGCAAGCGTGTTTTGCATTGTTGGAGCAATACCACTTAAATCTTGCATCATTGGATAGTCATTCATTGTAACGCTCCATAATTAACCATCTTGTAACCATCAGGTCTTGTTATAACGGCCTGAGGTTGCACTAATTCAACTTCTTGAGCCATTACACCTACAAACTTACCATGACCAGCTTCAGCTTTCCATTCAGGCTTGTATTCAAACTCATAAACAGGTAAGCCATTAGCCATTGAGCCAATATGCTTAATGTTTTCTTTTGTGCGAATGTCAGACATCATGGCAGCACCACCAAGACTAAATAAACCTTGCATCATTGCGTTACGATTTGCGTTTTGTGCATTAGCTCCAGCAATTGCAGCATTACCTGTCATACCTGCCGCACCTAACATATCAGCACCAGCAGTTGTAGCTTGTTGCGGTGCGTTTACATAGAACTGGTTAGGTGTTGTAACTTGTGATCCTGAACGAACAGCGTTAAGCGTGTTAATTGGTTCGTTACGCATATAAGCCAACTCTTGAAAACCTTGACCACGGGCTTGGTTAGCCAATTGAGCCTGTTGAGCTTGATTTCCAAAGCCTTGTTGAGCAAGAGCATTGTTCATCTGCAATTGAGCTTGACGATTAGAAAAATCTTGTTGAGCGGCAGTATTGCTAAATCCAAGGTTAGCTAATTGGTTTTGTTGTTGCTGTGTCATGGCTTGATTGCCAAATTGACCAGCTTGCAACGCTTGACCAAATAAATTCTGCTGAACTTGTTGACCGCCCAAAGCAGCTTGAGTTCTAGCATCATTTTGTTTTTGAGCTAAGTCTTGTTGAGCTTGGTTATAAGCTTGTGAACCACGCATAATGCCTTGGTTAGCTAATTGAGCATCTAAAGTCTTTTGTTGACGATCCAATGAAGGTTGAATACGCTCCATTAAAAGACCTGTAGCTCTATCCCACCCAGCCATACCTTGGTTTTCTAAGTCACGCTGTAATTGTTCTGTGCTTCCAGCCCTTTGCATAGCTTCAGCTTGACCTAATTGCGTGAATTGAGGTGCATTTAATTGGCTAGATAACTGAGGTAATTGACTTGTGCTAAACGGCTGACTAATCATTTTATTGACATAGTCTAAGCCTGTGTTTTGCAGTCTACCAAGACCTAAAGAGCTTTGAACATCGTAGTTATATAACTGTTGTTGTTCAGGGCTTAATGATGTTGTGGCTGTCCATGTAGGATTACCGTATGGGTCTTTGCCTGTAACAGCATAATTAAGAGAACCGTAAGGAGTTACTTGATTAACACGATTGGAAGCAGCCGCAGCTCTAGCGGCATCTAAATTGCCTTGTGCAGTTTCTTTTGCTGCACCAGCATAATCGGGAGTTGCAGGAACATCGGGTTCACCGAAAAGCATCCCTGTAACGCCACCTAATAATCCGCCACCACCGCCCATATCAATCTCCTAGTTGCTTACGCAATGAGCATTTAAGATTAAGCCATTTGCAATCTTCTTTTCTCATCGCCATTAAAAGTAAATCCCCATTTTCGTGAGCATCTTCAATTAACGCTTTATCTTGGAAACCAAGGTGTCGGTTTAGTTTTATGGCTTCGTCATTTGACGCTTCCATAGTTGCTAATATAACCTTTTTTTCCAATTTGTTAAAGGGATAATCGAAACATTGATGAACTATGCTTCTTCAACGCAAAAGCTATTTTCTATCGCTAACGGCACTATTTATGAGGTGACTACATCTCCAGCCGTAACCAAATACACAGGTTTGACCAATAGCAAGTGGCAACACGTCAATTTTACAAATAGCGTTGGAACTCAGTTCTTGACCTTTTGTAATGGCACAGACCCTACAATGCTTTACAACGGAACATCGTTTATTAAGCAAGCCACTACATCAACTGCTCAAACTATCAATACTATTACCAGAGGTGGCACAGGCAACCTAACAGCTACTGTCACAACAGCTGCTGCTCATGGTTTAGTTACTGGCAACCAAGTAACCGTATCAGGTGCTACAGAATCTAACTACAACGGTACATATATCATCACCGTTACAGGTACAACTACGTTTACCTACACGATGGCTACAGCTCCAGCGGCAGATGCAAGCGTAGTAGGCACTTACACCACTCAATTACTGGGGTTAATTCCAATACATTTATCAACGTCAACGTATTTAAAGAGCGTCTTTTCTATGTAGAAAAAGACACAATGAATGTTTGGTATTTGGCAGCTAAAGCCGTATCTGGTGCAGCAAGCAAATTAGACTTTGGTTCTGTAGCAAAAATGGGTGGTTACATCCAAGCTATGGGAACTTGGACTATTGATGCTGGCCAAGGCGTTGACGATTACGCTGTTTTTGTTACAAACATGGGCGAAGTTATTGTTTATGAAGGCACAGACCCATCAGATGTAGCTACATGGGCGCTACGAGGTGTTTGGAATCTAGGTCAGACGTTTAATAGACGTTGTTTCTCTAAGTTTGGTGGCGATTTATTGCTAGTAACTCAAGAAGGTTTAGTTCCATTGGCAGCTGCTTTGCAATCTAGCCGTTTAGACCCACGCGTCAACCTAACAGACAAAATTTTCTACGCGTTTAGCCAAGCTGCTAGCGCATATTCAACTAATTTTGGCTGGG